AAGAGATGAACGTGGGTTAGCTTGAACTGTTAAGTACGTGAAAAGTTCACGACTTGCAGTTACAAGATACCTCACAGGGCATCCGTTAGAGATGTTGGACGGAGTTGCTCTTAAAGGAGGTTGGCCAGTTTGGCTAACTTCCCACAAAGAGCTCATCCAGACAAAGGATGGTATAAGACTCTTAATGACATTGTTAATATCATTGAGAGGGATACACCTGAAACCTGTTCTGGATGTGACCCCAATTATCTCACCATGGAAAGGTAAGGATACCATTACGGAATCCGAACTTAACCATGCGTGTCAACAACTGGGGATCCGCCCAACTAAGGTCGGGTTTGAAAAGTTCCATATGTCTACTAAGTCTGGACCATTGGGCCAAGCCATCTTAACTTCGGTAACCGAACTTACGATATTGCCTCAACAATTACTCGAAAACATTCGAGTTCTTGGAGGTGATACCCTGGGTAAGATTATCGATGCTTTGATGGTTAGCCGGTTCAATGAACACAGCTTAGCTAGCATCTGGAGAACTCTCTTCCCGCCGAAGACACAGTCCTTTAGGAAACTCTCCTACTTCAGCGATAAAGAGGGAAAAACAAGGGTAATTGCTATTCTTGATTATTGGTCACAAACGTGTCTGAAACCTTATCATGATGCTATGAATAGCATCTTGAGAAAGATTAAGACTGATTGTACCTTTAGTCAAGGTAGCTTTATCCGGATTTTGCCTCTCAGTCCATTCTACTCACTCGATCTTTCCAACGCAACTGATAGAATGCCTCTCGTTGTTCAAATGAGAGTATTCGAAAAGTTGTTTGGTAAAGAGAAAGCGAGTGCATGGGCTCACGTCCTTGTAGGGTACGAGTACACCTCTAAAGGGAATCCTAGCGTTAGTTATAACGCAGGACAACCAATGGGGGCCTACTCGTCCTGGTGCGCAATGGCGCTAACTCACCATGTCCTTGTAAGAGTAGCTGCGTTAAGAGCGGGAATCCCGCACTTCACAAGCTACTGCTTACTTGGAGATGACATAGTTATTGCCAATGCACTAGTTGCACAGCAGTATAAAGACTTGCTTTCGCAACTCGATATGCCCATCTCTGAGCAGAAGACTCACGTATCAGATGATACGTTTGAATTCGCTAAAAGATGGTTCCATAAAGGTTCCGAAGTGACAGGTTTTAGTATTGCTGGAATCGAAAGTGTATGGAAGAGATATTCTCTCCTTCATAATTACTTATCGACGCAACTAGACCATGGATGGATCCTAGAGATAGACCGGCACCCGGAACTAATCTCAGCCATATACAAGTTGTTTAACAAACCTTCCCAAGTGGAAAGAGTTATCAAACTGTACATGGTGTTCGATGCGTTGGCGCAAGCCAAAGATACGGGAGATCACTCTCTGATTCTGGAAAGAATCGCGGAGTACTTCGGTATCCATGCTTTGCCGCAAATGTTACGGTTATCCGTCAACATCTCGCCTCTGGATGATCTTGGTAGATCAATCAGAATCGAGGCACCAAAACGTCTCATCGAACGAGATTTTGGGAGATTCCAAAGGGACGCCTATTCAGTTTCTGCGAAACTGAACGGGATGTTCCTTCAGAAATTCCCGGGCATGGATGTCCAGTCCTACCGAAAAGCTCTAGGTAAGAACCACCCTCTTATCCTTGTCCTTAATGGAATGATCTTGGCCTCCGCCCATCTTCTTAACAAAGAATATGGTCGGGCTATCGGAATTACTTCCGCTAGTTCAGGTCACTTTCAAGCCATTAAAGGATGGGATGAGGGACGAAGCGTTCCCGATCAGACTTACTTAACAGTAGGTCTATCGAAATACTTCGTCTCTAAAGGGGTCTTTACCATGAGAGCAAGCCACTCACTTTCACTTGCCGACTCTATGATAGTTAAAGCTATTCTTGACGTGAGTCGAGAATACACTGAACTAAAATGGAGCCCAGGTAAAGTTGAAGCACCTGCTCAAGTTGGAAAAGATCTCGATCCCAGAGTTCACTCATGGAGACCGACTCACTTTGCTAGTGGGCCGACTCTATATGTGACTCCAGGTGGAGAAGTTTTCGCCTAAGCTTAGAAGTAAACTGGGCTCCCCATGTTGTAATGGGGGTCAGTCGACCTCTAGGTGAATTACTTTACAAGGCGCGGTCGTTGAACGGAAGCTATCCGGACTTCTAGGCGCATTGGCGAAGATCAAGTGATCTCGCGGGTACAAGAATTGGGTCGGTAAGACCGTTCTCGTTAACCATACGAGTTCCCCTTATCGATCCTATCCTTACTGTACGGTCTACGTTTGCTTGTCGCTAGCGTAGTCCAAACTCTTGCGAGTG